CTAATGTTGTGGGGGATACTATCACTTGTTGAACTACCTTGATCTGATACAAAACCACCAGTAGCAAATCCTTGAGCGGATTGTAAGTCCTGTATTTGTGCTTCAATAGTCGCAAGTTGAATACCACCTGCTGTTGCTACAATACCTGATTGTATTACATTAAACGGAGGGGGTAATTTCTGTGCGTTTATCAAGGCTTGCGCTAAATCAGCAACACCCTGTATTTTTGTAAATTGGAGTTCCCTTAATCTTGCTTTTCTTTCTATCTCAACAATCTTTTTATTGGTGTCCTCCTGTATTTCTTCTCTTAAGGCTTCAGCCTCTTCTGTATCCCCAACGACATTAGCCAACATCTCTTCGTTTGCTTGTTCTAATTGGTCTATATTGTATTGGGACATTTCACTTAAAGACAACGACAAACTACTCAAACCATTTACAATCTCGTTGTAATTATCCATCGTCTCTTGTAGTAATTCTTGTTGTGTCTTCTTTTCATTATCAGCGGCATCTTCAATTAACTTCTGTCTTTGTGCCAAGAAGAACTCAACGATTTCTTTTTTCTCTTCTTCATCTTCGTATAATTGTATTATACTGGCAGCACCAATATCGGTGAAAAACTTTTCTATTGCTTGGAAGTTCTTTTCAAAGTCCGCTGTGGGGTCTAATATCTCCTCAAAATCAAACTCTTCTTTGAACTTATCAAAGTTTGTTAATATAAGACCGAATAGTATATCTGTATCCTCACCTGTTTTATTTACCTGTGTTTGTAAATCCTCAAAGGTATTCAATACACCTCTAATAGCATCTTCTGCTTGAGCCGTTTTTGTTATTGTCTCAACAATTTTATCAACCTGTTCTTCTGCTTCTTTACTGGCTAATTCTCTTGCTTTAGCCTCATCTTCAGTAGCCAATCTTCTAAATCTTGCTTGTGTTAAAAACTGCTCCGTAAAATCGTCAATCAACGCCTGTCTAGCAGAATAAAACTCTACTGAACCCTCCTCAAGTGTTTTACTATCCAATACAAACTCCTTGATAAAATTTTGTGTGTTTTGTCTTACTTTTTCAACACCATCAGCAGATGCTTCTGCTGCTGAACCTAACTCATCAAATCTATCAAGTATTGGTTCAATATTGTAAAACTCAATATCACCCTCTAACCTTAATTTCTGTGCTAGTCCATCTAATAAGGGGGATACTAATTTTGTAAAATCTTCTGTCCCCTCAACACCCAAACTTGTTAAACTTTCAAAAGCAACCTTATAACCACTTAATAATTCTGCTATTGACCTTTTCTGTTCTTTACTAAATCTATCACTATCCAAGTATTCTTTTCTTACTTGTTCTAATGTTTGACCGAATGCTTCAACATCACCCGTTCTAAACACTGATGTTAATTGTGTTCTTGTCGCTTCATATCTATCACCAAAAGTATCAAAACTTTCATTAACATCATTTAGATTGGTCGTATATTCATTAAACACATCACCTAATGTCTTTCTATTTTCTTCACTTATTTCTTGAAGTTGAAGTTGTAAAGCCAAGAGTTTTTGTAAATCTTCAATAATAGGGGGTGTAGGTGCTTCACCAAAATCTAATAAGTTTCTATTCAACCTATCTACCTCATCAGCAGCGTTTTCTATTGTCTTTGAAAATCTATCTAATTCTTTTGATGATGCGTCCTTTTTTAATTGTTTTAACCTATTTTGTAGGAACTCAATTTGTTTGGTTAAACTTTCTGTTTCCCCTTCTGCTTCACTTATAGAGTTTTTTAATATTTCTATAAGGTTCTTTATACCTTCTATATTTTTATCACTTACTTCGTTCTTAAATACACCGATATAATTTTCTAAACCATCTTGTGCTGCCTCAAGTAATTGTTTCTGTTCTTCTAATGTTAAATCCAATTCATTTAACTTAACAACACCATTTAATATATCATTACCCAATTCACCAAAGGATTGACCGAAGTCCCTTACTGATGATTGTGCGCTTGTTAGATTTTGTAATTGAGTTTCTAATTCAGCAAGTTTTTCTGTTGTCTGTTCTACATTAAAATCTTCAAATGACTTTATCGTATTATCAGTTTCTGTTTTTAACTTATCCAACGCTCTTGATGTAGCCAAAGATTGTAATTCTAAATCTCTTTGTGCTTGTTCGTTTGAACCAAACGCTTCGGTGCTGTCATCACTACTTTCACTCAACGCAATAAACGCAGTCACCAGTAATCCTATAGCCGCCAATACTGCGCCGAGGGGGTTTGCTGCCATAGTTGTAAATAAAGTTTTCAACACTTTATTACCTACGACAACCTGTGCGTTTAATGCCTTCTGTGCTATAGATGTAGCAAGAACACGAGCCTGTAATACACTCTCAATTACAATACGAGCCTGTAGTGCCAAGTTGATTGCTTGAGTTGATTTTTCAACTGCGGCGTTTACTTGTTCGTTCTCACTACCAAACGCCCTTAATGCTTCTTGAGCCAACAATATACCTGATACTACACCTTCACCAAAAGAAAGATATGCTTGGGCTTTTTGTTCCGGCTCCAAACCTTCAAAGGTTTTAGAAAATGTTTTTAATTCACTATTAGCGGTGTTTAACTCATTAGTTAATTTGTTAAACGCTTCACTACCTATCTCGGTGTTTTTAAGTTCTTCTGTTAATTGTTCTATTGCGGTTTCTAACTCACCAATAGTTTTAACACTTTCTTTTACACCATTAACTTCTAATTCTATCGCAATCGTTCTAGCCATTACAAATAAATATTATGGGATTGGGTCATTTGGTGGTATAACGGGATTATCAACCGGTAAGTCAAACCAGTAGAAACCACCCCCAATCTGTTTTATTAAGGATACTTCAGTCATCTTTGTTTCAGTCAACGAAGCACCTGTTATTTTTTCAACACGATAGAAACTATCTTTAACAAATATTCTATCGTTTATCTTTAATTGTCCTATGTCCTGTGGGGACAATAAGAAATTACCTACCAACTTCCTTGCTTCATCACTATACTTCTCGTTGTATGTTAGTGAATGGAATATGGTAAAGGTATTGTTTGATGTAAACTGATTTACATTACTGGTAGTATTAGCAAAGAAATCCCAAGTAGGTAAAAAGTTTAAATCACAAAACTCACTTGGGTCTGTGTTTGTGCTTTCAATATTTGATAGGTGTGAAACAGCAGGATATGTAGTCCAAGTTTCAACACTAAATCCTGTATTAAACTTCCACGATGAAGTGGTTGAGGGGTAATTCTCGTATGTATATCTATTACCTAACCAAAAGAATAAATGGGGTTCTGTATTCGCATATACCTCTTTACCTTCATCATCAACCCTATAACACTTTGGAATAATAAAATAATTACTTCCATCTATAACATCTGTAGGTAAAGGTCTAAAGGGGACTTCTAATGTCTCCTCACCCCTCAATATATTACTCTCTTTTTCTAATATCCTTGAACCGAATATCTTGTTAAACTGATATTCATAGTATTTGCCTTGGACTTCCTCACCTGAAGACAACCAAGTATAGTTCTGTTCTTTAGCCAAGTCAAAACTAAATGGTTTGATACTATATGAAGTAGATGTATCAAGTTTATCACTCCAATCTTTTGTTATTCTATTACTATCTCTAAAGTAATAGTTGAATGGTTCAATCGTAATCGTCTTTGTATCATCAACGATAAAGACCAAATTAAACATTTGAACGATACTTCTAATGAAATCTATAGCCTTTATATCAGGAAGGTTTTTATTTGCCTCAAAGTCAGGTAAATCAAGTGTGGGGGAAGTATATAACAACCATTGCGGTTTAGCGTAGTTCGCATCGTATGGTAAGAACTTAAGTGTTTGGAATGTATTGAAACCAGCAGCACCTACACTGATACTTTCAACAAACAATCCAACATATTCACCAACCTGTAATGTATCACTAAACAAGAATAATAATTGTTGTTCCGTATCGTCAGCATCTTGTGTTGTTGACGATATAATAGTTCCCGTCTGTAATCCTTCTAATGTGGTTGATTTCTTTGCCGTTATTTTAAACCTCAAGTCCTCGTTGAATGTTCCTACCTTTGTATACTTACATCTAAATGAAAATGCGTATGTTCCCGTCTTGGGGACAGCAAAGTATGCGTTAGTCCCCTCAAAAAAATTGTTAAGATAATCATACCCATCAGGTTCTAAAGATTTGAACGCAATATATTGTCCGTTGGTTGCCGTATGACCGGGATAGTTTATAAGGTATTGTTCGTTCTGTGTGAATACCTTGAAGTAGTTAAGGTTGTCTCCACCACCAGGACTACTGATACGACCTGTATTATCGTATCCCATATCCATATACAATAACCTAAAGTATGGACTATCAAAGAAATCACTATTATATGAATATCCTGTCTCCTCAAAGATTTTATCTATGATGGCTTTAATCCTTATTGCGGGTTTGAAGTTAAAAACATCTAAAGCATAACCTGTATTGTTGAAACAAGGGGCAGAACCAAAACAATAGTCAAATTGTTTAACACCACCAGAAGTATAGTCAACACCCCAATTTATCATAGGGTATATTATATTACCACCGAATAGACCGGCAGTAGTCCCCGTTGTTGCTTCCCAACTCGTTTTTACATTATTGTAATTCTGTGTATGGTTATACTCCGTCCAATTAAAATCCTGTAATAGTTTATCACCCAAACTTAAGTTGAAGTCAACCAACTCTTGTAGGATATAAACCTCATATTCATCAAATAGATTGTTTCTATAAACACCATTCAACCTCAAGGTGCCTTGGAATACATCGTTTCCGTTGATTTGAACCACACAGGGTAAAGCAGCATAGGGGTTGTAATCTGTTCCATTAACCTCATAGAAATACTTGAATATTTCACTATTATTATCAGTCGCAGGAACTCTAAATGTTTTGGAGTAATTACTCCTTCTTTCAAACCCCGATAAGTCCCCCTCTTGAATATCAATCTGTATTGATACATTATCATACAAATCAATAGGGGTCATCCAATTTTCCCTTGTGGGGTCTTGTGTCTTAACTAATAATAGTGTATCCATTACTTATCTAATAATTTAATGTTATTAGCAAACTCAAATTGTAAGGTTAAGTTGGTTAGTTCTTTACCCCTTCCCTTTGTCTTCTTTTCAAACTCTGTATTCAAGACATTTATGGGGAATGGATTACCATTATCTAATATCATATAAACATCGTTGGAGGTAAATAACTCCTCAAGGTAATACATATCAGGTTCAGGAATAAATCCTGAAGTATATGTGTGTATCTCTCTTATCTGTGTAGCGTAATCTGTTAGTCCCCTTGAGTATGCTTCTTTTATGGGGTCAGCACTTCCATAGTCAATATCAAACTTGGAATACCTCTCTCTACTAATATCAATTCGTTCTACCTTCTTTTGTCTCATCGTATAATAATCCCAAGTTCCGTATCTGTTCTTAAATAAGAATTGGTTTGTATCATAAGGATTATTACAATCGTCAATTATGTTAAATTGGAATATTTCACTTGAAGGTTCCCAAACGGGACAACTACTTCGGGCACCCGCAGGAGGGGGAGTGGGCGTATAAGTCGGCGTCGGGGTGGGTGGTAAGGCTTCAGCACCTTTTGTGGGGGTCACCGGACAACCAATAGCCGCTTCACACGCATCACAATTAGCGTATGCTGAACCACCTGCTATTATATTTGCTGCTCCTGCTTCTTGTTCGCCAGCAAAATAACACTTACCACTAATAACTCGTATAGACCCCGTATAACCACTTTCTATTCCATATAATATACTATCTTCAGGATTACAACAATTATACATTCTCCAACTCGTATAACCTGGTGGTAATGTGGTTGGCGTCGGTGTCGGTGGTGGGGCACTCGGCATTCCCTTTACTTGAAGGGTGTAGTATGTAGTCCCCGATGGGATATAGATGTTCTTTGTTCCCGCTGCTATATGAACTATGTTCCACTGACTTTGTGTCTCGTCAGTAGGTAATGAATAGTTTTCATAATCTTCATCACATGCGTCTCTGGGTCCTCCACCATAAGGTCTCGTGTTCTCAACACTATAGTTTGATATTTCATTACCATCAACATCATAGAATGTATAGGTCGTATCATAGACATATGAGTATTCATCAACTCCACTTACATCAGGTAGAATATAGTTAAACACAGATAGTGTAAAATACTCGTCTGCTCCAATATCTCTTATTCTTGGGGAGTTGGTAAGGAACAACGATTGATATGAGGGGAATGACCCGTCATATCCCGTTAGGAAGTATTTGTCTGTATCAAATTGAGGTAGATTAGAAAATATATTTCTACCCATAGTCCCCAAGAAACTCCTTTTCAATCCTGATGGAAATGCGGGGTCTCCTTGTCCTGTTCCAATACCCGTATATGGTAATGGTTGTGCGTTTACACTTGCTGAATGTTCTTCACCAAAATTACACCACCAATTAACCACCTCATTTAATATTGGGGTTGAATAGTTTTCTGTTTGGTGAACGAATATTGCCGTTCCCCCTGAATAAGCACCTGTCGTAGCAGAAAAGGCTACAGGTGTGTTTTCAGCAAAGTCGTGTATTATCTCTCCTACAGACACAATACCTAATCCTTCAGGGTTGGGGGTTAGTTTCCCCGTAAATACCTTTTGATTGAAGACATATAGGTCATATACATATCTAAAGTTAAACTCATCATTTGTATCCGCTGATAATACGAAATAATTATCGGGGGATAATGTGGGTTGTGTCCCATCTACATTTTTTGTTATACTAATCTGTCCCATTATGCGTTATATGTTATTTCATTTGATGACTTTGATAATACAAGTAATTTCTCGTCTATGAACTCCTCAAATTGTTCTGCGAAATCATCTTGTCCTTCTTTTATCGCTTCATCTATTATATTATCAATTGCGTTGTTTATAAAGTTTATACCCCCAATACCTTTTCTCCATATACTTCTTCTAACAAGGAATGAGGTGCTTTCAAATGTTAAACCAGGAAATGTCCCTATTCTTTGTCTAACCCAATCGTCTATTGCCTTTCTAAATCCTGATGAATAACCTGTTGTCTTTATACTATCACCTTTACCAGTATTCTCGTCATATGGTTCTCTTCCTTTACCACCAGGTTTTCTACCTCTATCTACATACCAATAGTAATCGTCCATTAGTATAAGTCCCATCTGTTCTCCATCAATCTCTCTAATCTCATAACCAATACTATCAGCCAACCTACCCGTATTACTCTTTCTAAATTGACGAGGGGTCTTTGGAACACCTAATGTATTTCTATTCTTGTTGTATTCTCTTGGGGTGTAATCTTTGTTTAATTCCACCTTGAGTTGTTTTATCAACTTTTCCAACATTTTTTCCATTGCTTCTTCACCCATCAGTCAACTTCTATTATATCTTCACAGGTATAAACCCCGTCTTTAACCACGAAACTAATATCAATAGAAACACCCCCGATGTAATCGTTAAATCGTTCTTGGAATGGTATTGCGTTTAGTGGTAATGTAATATCCAAACTATCATAAAAGTCAGGTAGTATAGAAGGATTGGGGGAAGGTAAGGTTAGATATGAAATTAAATCTTTTGCCAACAAACTCATATTGGATATTACTTGTTGTCCGTCAACCCCTCCCTCTTGTAGTATATCACCAAAGATAATACTAACATCATAGGTCGTTGTCGTCCTATTGTATGTTATGTTCTGTGGTGTGATAAACATAAGGGGATATGATGTAGTTATGGGGTCTCCTGTTGAGGGGTCTTCTGCTTCATTCTTATTGTTCCTTGAAAACTCAATTAAGTTTCCAAACCCCGTATTATTTATCTGCTTATGTAATCTACCAAAATCTAATAGTTGGTTGATTACTTTATTAAAAGTCATTTCAGGTATTCCACTCATCTTGTTGTTTTTTGTCTAGCCTTTTTTATTGCGTTTTGTTCTCTCGTTCTTTTATCCTTATACCACGATAAATAGTTAAAACAACGCGAGGTTGAATACGATAGTATCGTATCAATCTTTGTTATATCTTCGTTTGATAATATCATCAACTGATTTTGGTAAAATCTTGTGGTATTTTGGAGATTATCCACTTCGGTAGTATCTTCTTCATATAACTTACTGCCTTCTGTCTCCTCATCATCTTCTTGTGTTTCAACTTCAAAGAATGTATCGTATCTTTTGTATACTGATTTGTAAAAGTTAAAAAAAAAACTCCTGCTCCTGAAACATAGTCAAAGGGGAGTTCTTTAAACTCTTCTGCTCTTATTAACATTTCTTCAGTATCGTAAGGTTCTAATACATAGGTCTTACCTAATTGTGCCTTTATCGGTCTATAGAATATTGATGTAATCTTATCAAGGTTCTCACTGAACCCCATAGCGATAAAAGTTTCAAGGTCTATCCAACCACCAAAGTTAAGTTTTGTTAAATCAGTTTCCAATCCATATAACTTCCCTTTGAACTCAAAGGTTGCTTGAACCTTGTTGTCCTTCTGTTCCATCTTTTCTTTCATCACCTTATTGACGACATATAGTGCTCTACTATCGTCAATCTTCCTGATTTCTTTTTCAGGTATTCCCGTAATGGTCTCCAATAATTTGGGGGTCTTTAAATCACCTCCTTTGAGTGATTGTAGGGTCATATACTCCCCAAGTGTTAATCGTGGATTTATGGTGTATTTCTGTCCGTCTATCGTTAATTTAATATCCATTACTTTACCCAAGTTTTACCTTTTATACAATTTGATATTGTTGTCTTCGCAACATCAAACATCGCAGCCAGTTGTGAATAACTATAAATATTTTTGGAATACAAATCTCTAATCTCTTCTGCTAATTCCATATTGAGTTTGTTATACTCCCTCCTTCTACAATTAAACGCATTGGTAGTCAATCGTAGGTTCTCTATTCTATTATCCAACTTATCGTTGTTGATATGGTCTATTGTTAGTCCTTTGGGGATAGGTTCATTATAGTATTCCCATACGAACCTATGGACTGCCAATGCTCTTGCTTTCCCATCGTAATACATCTTGAAGTAGTAATACCCTGATGGGTTCTTCCAATACTTCATCGGGTGTCCGTGTGCGTTATAAATCTGTCCTTCTTTGTCTGCTGTATAAGTCATAATTAATTTGTTATTTTTTCTAAAGATTTATCTTTGTATAGGGACACGAATAATTGTCTATTATTCTCCCATTCTTGGTTAGTCATACCAACTGATAGATGTGTTATTCTAATGTCGTATATGACCCCTATTGGAACTCCATTTAAATGGTTGTTGTATGTGAAGTCAATATCGTAGAAGTGAAATCCTTTTATCTTCTCGTTGAACCCTCTTACTATCTTGTTTTTATTAACAATCATAAACACCCCATCTAAAACCTCAACATCATCAATCTCATTACCTTTGGATAAACTATATCTACTTACCCATTTACCTTGTTCGTTTTGATGATTTACAATACCACACATATTTGATTTATCCTCCCACCACATACCGCTTGATGGTAATTGTTTTGTTCCTGCCACACCTAATATCCCATAGTCAGGGTTTCTCTTAAAGTGTTTCAATATCTTCCTTCCCCAATTCTGTTTTTCAAAGTATATGTCGTCGTGGCACAACACGACTATATCATATGTTGCTTTTTCTAAAATGTAATTGTATGCTTCAGTTAATGAGTATTCCCCTTTGTTCTCGTATGGTATAACTTCCACTTTATGTATTCCACTTGTCTCTTGGATATACCTTTTGAATAGGGGGTCTATCTTCTTTGTGCTGTATCCTATTGTAATCATTCTTCTTCAGTATTTGTTTTATCTAACTCTTGTTGTAGTTCTTGTATTCTTTTTTTTATCTCTTGTGTTTGGGGGACTACAAGTTTCAATTCTAATATCTCGTCTATAATATCCTTATTCATACTAAAGCATATCTTCCTCTGTTTATTGACTTGGGGTGTAATTCCATTTCTATGGCGTAGCGAAGTGCGTCTACGGAGTGATTGTTTTTGTCCTGTGGTATTCCAAGTATTCTACCATCTTTATCTGTCTTATATTTGTAAGAGTTAAACTCTTTTAATATATTTGGACTATCTACAATATGTATATAGTGTCTTTTAAGTAATTGAAGACCATATTCTATTGTTGTCTTCTTTGTTGGTTTGATATTAAACCCACTCCTTCTAATTTCTTCTATTGCTGCTGGTTGGGAACTATCAGCCCATATATTATCTGTTCTATCCATCTGTAATTGACTCATACGATATATTAAATCACTAATGGTTAAATTACTTTCATATATCAACTCTTTAAAATATAAATGTTCTCCTTCTTTATACACCGCAACTAATGCGTTTGGGTCAGTAAATCCAAAATCTAATCCATATCCCAATAACTTTGCTTGTGGTGTATAAAGAAGGAGAACATTTATATTTTAAAGAGTTGATATATGAAAGTAATTTAACCATTAGTGATTTAATATAT